AAATCTTGATAGTCAAATAGCTTTAGAGATTACACCTGTTTCAGTAACACTTACTATTGGTGAGCCTGTACCACCCGCTGAAGAAGAATAAGTAAATTTACAGTAAAACGAGTAATAATAAAACCATACCACAACGGTATAACCAACAATAACTAAAAACCAAAACCAATGACACTTTATTATCAAACCACTACATGGAATGGTCAACGTCAATATGACGAAAACCAGATAAATATATGGAAACACATATCCGAAAAAAGCAACTGGAGAATTGTCCAGTTACCTAATGGGTTTTACCAAACTGAATATCAAGACCTTAATGACGATAGCAAGTGGATAGACACTACTAGACGTGAAACATTACAAGGTGCTGAAGAAGCAATTGATAAAACAGTCGAGCACTACAGTAAGAAAGTTGAATATAACAACGGACCCAAAGTAGTAAAGACCTTTAAATAAAACAATAAATTAAATTAAATCAAATCAAATGTCAGACAATATTGTCAAGAACCTTAACTTTGGCGACGATGCTAGAGTTAATGTATTTAAAGGTATAGAGAAACTCACAAAAGCCGTTAGCTCCACTTTAGGGGCTAGCGGTAAATGTGTCATCTTAGAAGATGGATCAGGTAATCCAATGATTACCAAAGATGGTGTAACTGTAGCAGAAACAATTACTTTATTAGACCCAGTTGAAAACATGGGTGCTACGTTAATAAAGCAAGCAGCTAAAAAAACAGTTCAAGAAGCTGGTGATGGTACAACCACAGCTACTGTATTAGCTCATGCGATATTAGAACAAGCGTATTCTATAGAAGATAAAAACTTAAGTCATAGAGATTTAAAAATGGGTGTAAATAAAGCTGTAGAAAAAGTTATAGCTTATTTAGAGAAAAACTCAATAAAAGTTACTGGAGACATGATAGACTCAGTAGCAACAATATCCACTAATAACGATCCAAATCTTGGTAAAATTATTGGTGATGCATTTAGAGCAGTCGGAGAAACCGGCGTAGTAATGATGGAACCAACAGCATCAGCTGATACTTTGGTTGAAGTAGTAGAAGGAGTTCAATATGAAAAGGGATTGACTAATTCGAACTTTGTTACTAACCGTGATTCAAAAACTGCTGAATTAGAAAACCCTTTAGTAATGTTAGTCGACTCTCCTGTAGAAAGTATAAGACAGATCCAATCGATTCTCGAGCATGTCATAAAAAGCAATAAAGCTTTATTGATTATAGCTGACGTAGAGCAACCCGTTTTGGCTGCACTTGCGATGAACAAAACTAAAGGAAACATTAAGGTGAATGTTATTAATGCCCCAACATATGGTATTAATAAAAAAGACACCTTAGAAGACTTAGCCTTATTAACCGGGGCGAAAGTCATAAACGAAGACCTAGGTGATGATATGGATTTAATATCTATTGATTTCTTAGGCACATGCGTAAAAGCTGTTACTAATGACTCAGAAACAATAATTCAAGTTAATCAAAACAAAGAAGAGATTGACGAGATAATTGTAAAACTAAAGAAGCAAATAGAAAAAGAAAAAGCACCAGGAGAAGTAATACGATTAGAAAAACGATTAGCTCGTTTATCAGCAAAAGTTGCAATCGTAAAAGTAGGTGCTAATTCAGATATAGAGCTTCAAGAAAAGTCAGATAGAATAGAAGATGCAATTTGCGCAACTAAAGCTGCTATTAAAGAAGGTATAGTTTCTGGTGGTGGTATTGCATTATTAAATGCAGCAGATAACATTAAGCCGTTGTCGATTGGTGAAGAGATCCTCTTAGAGGCTATTAAGGCGCCTTTTAAGACAATATTAAGTAATGCGGGTATAGTATTAACAATACCTGTTTCCGGTAAAGGAAAAGGCTTAAATGTAGTTACAGGAAAAATGGTAAATATGATTAAGTCAGGTATTATTGATCCATTGCTTGTTACTAAAAGTGCATTAAGAAATGCAACATCAGTAGCAACAACAATATTATCAACCGATTGTGTAATTAATAATTTAAGAATTAATGAAGGCAATAGGTAAAAATTTAATCATAGAAAAAATAAAAGAAGGAACTACTAAAACAAAAGGTGGTTTACTTCTTGCAGAAGCGCACAAAGAAGACGTAAGATATTTAGAGGCTAAGGTGTTAAATGTAGGAGATGATATTATAGGTATAAAACCAGATGATATTATATTTTATGATAGACACGCAGGTCACTTGATAGAAATAGGTAAAAACTCTTATCATGTTATTAAATTACAAGATATAGTTGTTGTTTTATGAGAAAGCTAGAGGCAAGAGATGTCAAAGACATGGGCTTGTTAAAACATTATCGTATAATACGTAAATGGGCTTGTAAAAACAACAATGTTAATGATGCTGATTTAGAATTATTAATTTATTTCGACTGCATGGGACATTTTACCAAGCAGGATTTTAAGACAGGTACATACTCATATAGTTGGGACAATAGAAGATGGAACAGGCTTTTGAAAGAAGGTTGGATTATTGTTTGGAGAAATCGTAATCATACAACTCAAAAATATAATATTTATGAGGTTTCATTTAAATGTAAACAACTTATTTCCAGGATGTATCGAATAATGCTAGGTGAGGATGATATACCTACTAGTGAAAGAAGAAATAAATTAATAGCTGGTAATTCATATACTGACAAAGTTTTGACTGAGGCTATATATAATGTAAATAAAGATAAAACAAGATAATCATGAAAGAATCTCCAAATAAAATAGTTCAAGCTCCATTAGCTACAGATCCATTTGGTCAAATAAATACTGGAAGCTTTAATCCAAATGCTCAAATGGCAGCACAACAAATTTATGGTAGTGAATACGATAGAACAATGGCTATGCCTTCTCGTGGTTTAACTCCAGAGCAAGTTATGGCTAATACTCCTTTATCAATGATGGGTTCTCCTTTAGATAAAGCTTTAGTTGGAGACCAAGATAAATTACCTCAAGAACTTCAAGACGCTATTGAAAACTCTTAATAATAAATAAATAATAATGGCAAAAACAAAAAACGCTGATTACAACTCCGAGGGAGATGTTGGTCAAAACACAATTTGGGATGGACCACTTAGTCAAGTTGGTCGTCCACATGGTAAAGGAAGTAGTTCTGGAATTACAGGTATGAAGCTTAAGTTAGCTGCAACACCTTATTCAGCTGGACCTATTACTGCTAAAGCACAAAAGTAAAAAAACATAATATGCCGGATAAAAATAAAATATCTAAAAAAGATAAAAAGAAATATCCATATATTGAGGCTTACGCTAAAGAAGGCATTGCTCCTTCTGATTATAAAAACGTAATAAAGTCTGGAACTTTTAATCCCAGAACAGATACCGCTGTTGTGGCTGAAGGTAAATACACAAAAGATCACAGAAGATTTAAAGATCTTTTTCAAAAAAGAATAGATAAAAAAGTAAATAATAATTTTACAGAAGCTGTTTCAAGTAGTGATAATGTAAAAAACACAACTAAACTAAGTGGATATCGTGATGATCCTTTTGTTAAAAAATCTGAATTTGGTCCTATTAGTGTTAATAGAAAATCTCCAGGTATAGAGTCAGATGTTTATGTTAGGTCTTTCAAAAAATCAACAACTCCTTTATATGCTAAAATATCTGATAGCTGTAAAGCAGCCGCAAAACGTAAGTTTAAAGTATGGCCTAGCGCTTATGCTTCTGGCTGGGGTGTACGCTGCACTAAAGCTGGTGGACCTAGTAATTTTGGTAGTAAAAAATAATGTCTTTATTAAAAAACTTTGAATATGATAAGTTTAAAAAAGACAAACTACCAAAAGAAAATTCTTTAGAGACTTTTAAGGAAATAAAAGAAATACATAGAATACCTGAAAACAAAAAATTTGTAAAAGATAATGATGACGTTACAAAAGTTTTTACTAAAATTGTAGGTAAAGAAAATAAAAAATACATACAAGAACTACTAGATTCATCAAGACCTATAATAGTTAATTTAAAAAAATACTACAATAGACCAAGACCAAAAGTTTTAGCAAAAAACTTCGATGTAAATTTAAAAGACATAGAGCTAGATTCTATGAAAACTCCGTCATATCCATCTGGACATTCTACTCAAGGTTATTTAGTAGCTGAAATGTTAAAAACAAAATATCCGGAGCAAGCAAAACAGCTTGATCAAAAAGCAAAAGATATATCTGATAGTAGAAACATAGCTAAGGCACATTACAAATCAGATTCAAGAAAAGGTAAGGAGCTAGGTTTAGAAATGGCAAACTTCATAAAACAAAAACAAAATGGCTAAAAGCAAAGTAAAAGGTGGAGGCACCAAGAAAGTGTGCTTGCCGCTAGCTAAAGTTAGAGGCATGAGTAAAGCTCAAAAAGACAAAGTTGTAAGAGCTAAAGAATCAGCCGGTAGATCTGGCAAATACAAAAGATCAAGTTCTACTAATGTTAAAGGCGCTAGAAAAAAAGGTGCTACACTTAGAGACTGGTTTGAAAAAGAAAATTGGGTAAATGTTAAAACAGGTAAACCTTGTGGTGAATAAATAATATTATGTCAGTAAGATTAGTAAAAGCAAATATGGCTTGTAATAAGCCAAAGAAAACACCCTCACATCCAAAGAAATCACATGTTGTAAAAGCGTGTGCTAATGGTGAAGAAAAGATTATACGTTTTGGCGAGCAAGGAGCTAGTACAGCTGGTAAGCCAAAATCTGGAGAGTCTGCTAAAATGAAAGCTAAAAGAAAATCCTTTAAAGCCCGTCATGGAAAAAACATAGCAAAAGGCAAAATGTCTGCTGCTTATTGGGCCGATAAGGTTAAATGGTAAATAACAAAAATAATAATAAGAAATAATGCCGGAAAAAGAAAAAAACGGAAAATTAAAAAAACTTGGTAGAGTTTTATCAGGTAAAGATTATGTACTTGGAAATGAAAGAGTTGCGAAAATTGCCAATAAAAAAGCCAAAAAAATTATTGACAGAAGGGGAGGGGCAAATGCAAATAGAGATGTACTTGACAAACGCGCAGATATCGCAGGCGAAAAAAACAAGTACATGTTGAAATCTAAACTACGTAGTGACGTTGGTGAAATTAAAACAAGAGAAACGTCTTCTGGAAAAGCAAAAAATTACTCTTATCCAACAAAATATGAATCAAATTCATCTGGAAAAATTGTAGAATCACCAAAAAAAGCTAGACTTCAAAAAATAATTAAAAACCCAAAAGAATTAGTTAAACCTCAATCAACATTAAAAATGAAAAACGCACCTTTGAAAAAATCAAAACAAAGAATAGAGCAAGATTACGCTAGAAACGCTATTGCTGACTATGAGTCTGGTAATAAAAAAGCAGCTAAATACGAAAAGAAAAGAGAACTAGAAGTTGCTGCTGGTGAAGGACCTAAAATGATGAAATCACCAATGAAGTTGGAATCTGCTGCTCAAGAGAAAAAAGATCTTATTATGGATATGCCAGTAGACGAAAGAGCTGCTGCTAAAATGATGAAGTCTCCTAATAAAATGGCTGGTGAGTCTCCAATGAAAATGGGTGGATCTTGGATGTCTAAGCACTCTGCTCTTAAAATGATGAAGCCATCTCCAGCAAAACTTTATAAGAAAAAGTAATATGGCTTTTAAAATGGATTCACCTATTTGCACTTGCAATACACCTATATACGAGAGAAATCTTGAAGAAGGTGTAATGGGAGAGGCTAATAATAATGGAACTATTTTAGTTAACAAAAACCTATCTCCATTAGAGAAACAAAAAGTTGTAGACCATGAAATGGTTCACATTGATCAAATGGAAAGAGGCGATCTTGATTACGATAATAATAATGTTTACTGGAAAGGTAAAAAGTACTCAAGAGCTTCTATGGTTGAAGGGGCAAAGAATTTGCCTTGGGAAAAAGAAGCATATAGAAAAGCATGAGTAAGTTATTACAATTGTTAAGTGGCGGCGTAGTCAAACAAGTTGGCGAAGTGTTAGATAATTTAACAACATCAAAAGAAGAAAAGCTAAATGCTCAAAAAGCTATTAAAGAAATACTTTTAAAAGCAGATAGCGAAGCTCAACAACAAGTTACCAAAAGATGGGACTCAGATATGAAGTCTGATAGTTTTTTATCAAAAAACATACGACCATTGATTATTGTATATTTAACAGTTATCTTTACAGCGTGTGCTTTCTTTGACGGTAACATAGGTGGTTTTAATATAGAACCAACCTATATACCTATCTTTCAATCACTACTAGTAACCGTGTACGGTGCATACTTTGTTGGTAGGACATGGGAAAAAGGTAAAAATATAGGTAATAATAAAAACAAATGAAAACAATTAAATTAAATCAAATGGAAGAAAATAGCAAAATAACCCCGGAAGAGCTTAAGCAAGTGACTGAGCTTAATAACAAAATGGTACAGATTCAAGGAGAAATTGGTGCTGGTGAATTGCGTAAAGCAGATCTAGTAACAATGTTCGCTGAAGAGTCTAAGCAAATGGAAGTTATTAAAAAGGAGCTTGAAGACAAATATGGTAAGGTTAACATCGATTTAAAAGATGGATCTTATGAGCTAATTCCTGAGGAAGAAAATGACTAATGTAATCAGAAAAATAAGTATAGGTTCTGATTATAAAAACGATGCAATGCACTATGCAGTAGGTCAACAAGTATATGGGGGACATGAAATCTCTCATATACTACATGACGAAGAAAATGATTCATATAGTATTCACATCAAGAAAAAAGATGAAGTAATACCTTGGAAAAAGTTCAACTGCAACATGGCTGTATCAATTGAGTATGATTTAGAGTACTAAATGAAAAGCCTATTTGATTTTATTGTAGAGCCATTAAACAGCCAATACAATAATGAAATAAAAGTAGGTGACAAAAGCCTCGTAACTAACGTTGATTTAGATAATTTTAGATCAGTTAGTAATATGGCCAAAGTTATTTCAACACCAATTGCTTATAAAACAAATATATCTAAAGGTGATATTGTGGTTATACACCATAATGTTTTTAGAACATTTAGAGATATAAGAGGTAAGCAAAAAACAAGTAGATCAAAGTTTACAGAAAATTTATATTTTGTTGCAATGGACCAAGTCTATATGTACAAAAACAAAGAAAAGTGGAATACAATTAACAATAGATGTTTTGTAAAACCACTTGTAAGTAATAATGATCTAACGTTAGATAAAGAACGCGAGCTTATTGGTATATTAAAATACGGTAATAGTTCCTTAGAAGCTCTTAAAATCACTCCAGGAGATGTAGTTGGTTACACACCAGATGGTGAGTATGAATTTTTCATAAACGAAGAGCGATTATATTGTATGAAATCAAATGATATTGTAATTAAATATGAACACCAAGGAGACGAAGTTGAATATAATCCGAGCTGGGCGAAAAGCAGTTGAGGAATTAATCAAGGTGGCAGAAGAAAAGATCGTTGACTCAGGGGATGATATATCAGCTGACAGACTTAAAAATGCCGCTGCAACAAAAAAACTAGCAATATTTGATGCTTTTGAAATTCTTACAAGAATACAAACTGAAGAAGATTTATTAAACGAAAAACCAACAGAGGTTGTTAAAGAAAAAATCTTTAAAGGTTTTGCTGAAGGAAGATCAAAGTAATGTATCAACAAAACTTATATAGAATACTAGATAATCATATAAAACCCAAGGTTTTAAATAGAACCAATAGATATGCAAAATGGGAATATGGTTACAACAAAGAACATGATATAGTTGTTATAAGCAAAACTGGTAAAATAGGTGACATATACGAAATACAAGGTTTAAAAATAGCTTTACCAAAAGAAGAAAAACCCTACGTATTTGAAACTAACAAATGGGAATATTCAGAATATCCTAAAGAGTTAAACAAAATAAAATCTGTATTTGACTGGGAAGAATACCCTAATGAATTTAAAGAAAAATGGCACGATTATATAGATGATGAATTTAAAAAACGCGAAGAAGGTTTTTGGTTTATTAACAAAAATAAGCCTACATATATTACTGGTACTCATTATATGTACTTGCAGTGGAGCAAGATTGACGTTGGCCAGCCCAATTTTCGTGAATCAAATAGACTGTTCTACATCTTCTGGGAAGCCTGTAGAGCCGATAAACGTAGCTATGGAATGTGCTACCTTAAAAATAGACGGAGTGGCTTTTCATTCATGGCATCGGGTGAAACAGTCAACGCTGCAACAATATCGACAGACTCAAGATTTGGTATATTATCAAAATCAGGACCAGATGCTAAAAAAATGTTTACCGATAAAGTTGTACCAATATCAGTCAACTACCCTTTCTTTTTCAAACCCATACAAGATGGAATGGATCGGCCAAAAACAGAACTGGCGTATAGAGTACCGGCCACAAAGTTTACAAGAAAAAAGCTGGACAATAACGAAAAGCTTAAAGAAATATCCGGTCTTGATACAACAATAGACTGGAAGAATACAGGAGATAACTCTTATGATGGTGAAAAACTAAAGTTACTTGTTCATGATGAATCAGGTAAATGGGAAAAGCCAACAAACATATTAAATAATTGGCGTGTTACTAAAACATGTTTAAGGCTAGGTAGTAGAATTATAGGTAAATGCATGATGGGTTCAACATCAAACTCTTTAGATAAAGGTGGTGAAAATTTTAAAAAGCTTTATTATAGTTCTAATGTTGAAAAAAGAAATGCTAATGGTCAAACAAGCTCAGGCTTGTATTCTTTATTTATACCTATGGAGTGGAATTATGAAGGATTTATAGATTCTTATGGCTATCCAGTATTTGATAAACCTGAAAAAGAAACAATAGATGCTTTTGGTGATACAATAGAACAAGGAGTTATAGATCATTGGAACAATGAAGTTGAAGGATTAAAGCAAGACCAAGACGGTTTAAATGAATATTTTAGGCAGTTTCCAAGAACAGAAGAACATGCATTTAGAGATGAAGCAAAAGAATCTTTATTTAATCTTACTAAGATATACGAGCAAATAGATTACAATGTTGATTTAAAAAATACTTCAACAATAACAGTTGGTAGCTTTCAGTGGGAACATGGTCAAAAAGATACTAGAGTTATATTTGTTCCAAATAAAGATGGTAGGTTTAATATATCTTGGGTTCCAGCTTTAGAATTACAAAATAGAATTGTAATAGATAATAAAGGCAAACATCCTGGAAATGAGCACTTAGGTGCTTTTGGTTGTGATAGTTATGATATATCAGGTACGGTAGATGGTAGAGGTTCTAATGGTTCTTTACACGGCTTAACTAAGTTTAGTATGGAAAACGTACCTCCTAATCATTTCTTTTTAGAATATATAGCTAGACCTCAAACAGCTGAGATATTTTTTGAAGATGTTTTAATGGCTTGTATTTTTTACGGTATGCCTATATTAGCTGAGAATAATAAGCCTAGATTATTATATCATTTTAAAAGAAGAGGTTATAGAGGTTATTCAATGAATAGGCCAGATAAGATCTGGAATAAATTATCAGTAACTGAAAGAGAAATAGGTGGTATACCAAACTCTAGTGAAGATATAAAGCAAGCTCACGCAGCTGCTATTGAAACTTATATAAATACTAACGTTGGTATTTTAGAAAATGGATATGGAGATATGTATTTCCAAAGAACATTAAATGATTGGGCTAAATTCAATATAAATAATAGAACAAAGCATGATGCTTCTATTAGTTCAGGATTAGCTTTGATGGCTTGCAATAAGAATAGGTATATGCCTGCTCAAAAGAAAATATATAAACCTATTGATTTAGGTATTAAAAAATATAATAATAGTGGAAATACTTCAAAAATACTTTAATAAATGAAAATCCAAACTAATACAAACAGTTCTTTTCCAAACCAAGTGGTAAGTGAGGAAGAAAAATCAAGCTTAGAATATGGTATTCAAGTAGGTAGAGCTATTGAAGGAGAATGGTTTCAAGAAGGAAGATCAGGAAATAGATATGCTCAAAGCTACAGTAATTTTCATCAATTAAGGTTATATGCAAGAGGAGAGCAGTCTGTAGCTAAATACAAAAGTGAATTATCTATAAATGGTGATTTATCTTATCTTAACTTAGACTGGACTCCAGTTGCTGTTATCCCTAAGTTTGTAGATATTGTTGTTAATGGAATGTCTAATAAGTCTTATGACATTAATACTGTAGCACAAGATCCTTATTCTATTAAACAAAAAAGTGAATATTCAAGAAAAGTTTTAAGAGATATTAATAATAAAAAACTATTGACAGGTCTTAAAAATAAATTAGGTATTAATTTATTTAATACAACTAATCCAGAAGAATTACCAGCTAGTAAAGAAGAATTAGACTTATACATGCAAATGAATTATAAACAGCAAATTGAAATTGCTGAAGAAGAAGTTATAAATAATGTTTTAGCTAAAAATAAATACGAAGAAACTCAAAGAAGATTAGCTTATGACTTGGCTGTAATAGGTATAAGCGCTTCAAAAACTCAATTTAACAAAACAGAAGGTATAAAAATTGATTATGTTGATCCTGCTTATATGGTTTATTCATATACTGAAGACCCTAACTTTGAAGATATTTATTATGTAGGCGAAGTAAAATCTATAACTATACCAGAGTTAAAAAAACAATATCCAAATATACCAGAAGAAGAGTTACTTAAAATACAACAAATGCCTGGTAATTCTCAATATATAACAGGTTGGGGTAATTATGATCAAAACACAATACAGGTTATGTATTTTGAATATAAAACATATCATGATCAGGTTTTTAAAATAAAGAAAACAGATCAAGGACTTGAAAAAGCTTTAGTAAAGTTTGATGGTTATAATCCACCTGAAAGCGATAGATATGATATTGTAACAAGAACAATAGAAGTTTTATATACAGGAGCTAAAGTTTTAGGTAATAACTATATGTTAGAATGGAAACTAGCAGAAAATATGACTAGGCCATATGCCGATACAACTAAAGTTGAAATGAATTATTGTATATCAGCACCTAGAATATACAAAGGTAGAATTGAATCTATGGTAGGCAAGATATGTGGCTTTGCAGATATGATACAACTTACTCATCTTAAACTGCAACAAGTAATGTCAAGAATAGTACCTGATGGTGTGTTTTTAGATATGGACGGTTTAGCAGAAGTCGACTTAGGTAACGGAACTAACTATAATCCAGCTGAAGCTTTAAACATGTATTTTCAAACTGGTTCTATAGTTGGTAGATCACTTACTCAAGAAGGTGGTATGAACGCTGGCAAGGTACCTATATCAGAATTATCTTCATCGTCTGGTCAAGCTAAAATTCAAAGTTTGATTGGCACATATCAGTATTATTTGCAAATGATACGTGATGTAACTGGATTAAACGAAGCAAGAGACGGAAGTATGCCTGATAAAGATTCCTTAGTTGGTTTGCAAAAAATGGCAGCAAATGCTTCTAATGTAGCAACTAGACATATGATGGATTCTTTACTTTATATTAGTCTTAGAACTTGTGAAAATATAAGTTTAAAAACAGCAGATATAATAAAAAATCCTTTAAACAAAAGTGCATTAATGAATTCTATAAGTACATTTAATACTGAAACATTAAGTGAATTAATTAATTTACAAATTCATGATT